ATTATTTTGAAAAATTAGCAGATAAATGGAATACATCAGAAGAAGCAGCTAAAAAATCTTTGTGTGGAAATTGTGTTGCATTTGATATTTCTTCACAAATGAAAGAGTGTATGCCGGGAGAAGTCTCTGATGATAGCGGTCAGCTTGGCTACTGCTGGATGCATCATTTCAAGTGCCACAGCAAAAGGACTTGTGATACTTGGGCTAAAGGTGGTCCAATTACAAAAGATAAAGTTTCTGACGATTGGGCTGAAAAATCTAAAGCAGAAGAAGTTGCGAGTTATGCGGATCACGCAGAGGCTCTACAGAGGGGTAGACCGGGACCAAATGATCCTAGAAAAACTCCTGCGCCAAAAAAAGATCAGAAAAAAGGATCTAAGAAAAACAAGCCAGACAGTGCAAAAGATGATAAGGGAAAAATTACATTCAGTAAATCCACTATCGAAAAATTAAGCAAGGCTGTAAGAGAGCATAACGCAAAAGGAAAAGGTCCAAAGGCAACTCTTGGTCAACTGAAAGCTGTTTACAGAAGGGGTGCTGGTGCTTTCTCAACCAGTCATGCACCAAAAATGTCTCGCGATGGATGGGCTATGGCAAGAGTCAGAGCTTACTTGTATCTCTTGAGAAATGGCAGACCAAGTAATCCAAATTATAAGCAGGACAATGACTTGTTGCCATCATCTCACCCGCGATCTTCTAAAGCATCTGCTGGAGCAGGCCGGATGGAAGACTATATTTTCATCTCAAAAGAAAAAGCTATGGAGATGGCTAAAAAGCTCGGAATGAAAGGTGTTCATAGCTCTAAGACTGCGGATGGAAAAGTGTTCTATTTCCCAGGAGCTACAGAAAGAGAGTTTTTTGATTGGTATAGAAAAAACGATGGCGTAGATGCTGCTATGACAGAAAAGCAGAAAGAAGCTCTTGATAAAGATAAAGACGGCAAGATTACCAAAAAAGATTTTGAATTACTTCGTAAAAGTAAAGGTGCTGAGTATAAGGGCAGAAAAGTTACTTTAAATAAGCCGTTTAGGACTCCTGATGGACCTAAGAAAAGCGCTGTTTATACTAAAAACGAAAAAGGAAATGTTGTTCTTGTTAGATTTGGAGATACAAACATGAAGATCAAGAAAAGTAATCCAGAAAGAAGAAAAAGTTTTAGAGCCAGACATAATTGTGATAATCCTGGCCCAAAATGGAAAGCACGATATTGGTCTTGTAGGGCATGGTAAAATTATGAAAAGAAGAAATTTTATTAAGTTAGGTGCTACAACATTAGCTTTTGGTAATGTAACGGCTACATATGCAGATGATAAGCAAAAAGACGATCCAGCAGTTTTGTTCTTATTTCTTAGTGGTGGTGCTTCTCATATTGAGACTTTTAATCCTATACCTTATGCTCCTGCTGATCGCAGAAGTGTAACAGGGGCAAGAAAAACAAATGTCGCTGGTATAGAACTAGGAGGATTGTTTGAAAATTTAGCTAGTAGAACTGACAAAATAGCTATACCTAGAGCATTCGGTCATAGAGATCAAAATCACGCATCTGCTGTTCATTGGGTAATCACCGGAGAGGCTAATTTTGGTGCTGGGACTAGTTCAAAATGGCCCAGCTATGGTAGTTGTATGGCAAAATATCATGGTCCAAATACAGACAATGGACTGCCAACATATATTAAAATGGGTGAAATCCAGCATGATGATGCAGCTTGGCTAGGCGGTAAGTATATGGGCTTTGATGCTACTAGGGAAGGTAGAAAAGACCTGCAACTTCTTGGCAAGAGTGATGATTTTAGAAAAAGATTATATGCATTAAATGTAATTGATAATGGATTTATTGGAAGAAACCAACAAATGTCAAAAGACTGGAGAGATTTGAGAGAGCAGTCTGTTGATATTATATTAGGAAGTACCTCAAAGGCATTTAAAGTAGAAGAAGACAGTCATTATGACCGTTTTAAGGCTACAAGTTTTGGAACTGATTGTTTAACTGCGATCCGTCTATTGGAAGCAGGTTCTAAATTTGTAACGCTTAATATGGGTGGCTGGGACATGCATCAAAATATAGGTGCTTCATTAGAAACTAGACAAAAAGAATTAGATGCCTATCTTTGTAAAGTTATGGATTTATTAGAACATAGAGGTATGTACGAGCGTGTAATGCTTATCGTGACTTCTGAGTTTGGAAGAACTCCAAAAGTAAATCAAAACCAAGGTAGAGATCATTTTGGAAAACTTGCACCACTAATGATTAGTTGTGGTAGTTACGAAATGGGTAGAACTATTGGTGCTTCAAATGGAAATGCAGATGAGGCAGAAAGTGGTCGTTGTACACCAGAGGATTTAGCCTGGACAATATTTGACCATTTAGATATGGAAAAGAAAACAAGATGGACTGGCGTTGATGGTCGTCCGCATGATATAGTCAAGGAAGATTCTAAAAACATTTTAAAGGAGATTGTATGAGAAATTTAATTATTGGTTTATTAGGCGTTTTATTATTTGCTGCTACAGCAGAGGCTCATTGGCCTTGGCAAAATCATCAACATCCCCATGACTACAGATATAATCCTCCCAGGGTTTATTATCAGCCTTATGTTGTTTGGTTGCCTCAAGGAACAGCTTTAAATGTTGGTCCTGTGTATACAGATCCATATAGAAGGCATGTTACAGTGGGAATTAATTACGGTTTTTATCACATTCCTCAAGTTCAAACATTTAATTTTTATAATGGTCAACAAAGCCCAAGATAATAAAAAACTTATTGAAAATGTAGATTACTATATAATAGATAATAAAGTTATATTTACAGAAAAGTTCTTGAAGTCAAGAGGAAGATGTTGTCATAATAACTGTAAACATTGTCCTTATAAGAGCAAGTAAAATTTCAAACAATATTTATTTTATGCAAGAATGGCTTAAAAATTAAGTCCATAACTGAAAATTTTAACGTATAATTCCATGTGGGCTAATGTTCACATGGAATTTTTTTTGGAGTAACTATGATTGAATTAGCGATAGCAGTTTTTATTGCATCTTTTTTATTAGGAAATAAATGAATAGATTAAATTTGAATGCCCCAATAAATAGTTTAGGATATGGTGTCGTAGGATACAATGTATGGAAAAGCTTTAATTCAGATCCAGATGTTGATGTAACATTATTTCCAATATCCAATCAGATTTCACCTCCATGTTTAATGAAAGATGGTGAAAAACTGTCATTGCAAAACTCAGTACAAATGCAAAACATTTTCGATCCTACGTTACCAACATTGAAAATATGGCATGAAAATCAATTGGCAGACAGAATTGGAAAAGGTAAGTTTGTTGCTTGGTCTTTTTTTGAAGTAAATAAATTTGATAATAGAAGAAGAAGTCATTTGCAATCTGCCGATGAAATTATTGTATCATCAAAATGGGCTAAAGAAATAGTTAATAAATATGTAGGTTCTTATGTACATGTTGTTCCTTGTGGTGTTGATAGGAATATCTTCAATGAACAATCAAATAAGCCAAATACTTCTAAATGTATTTTCTTTAATTGTGGCAAATGGGAAGTAAGAAAAGGTCATGATGTTTTATACAAGGCTTTTAAAGATGCTTTTCCAATGAATTATGATGTTGAGTTATGGATGATGACAGAAAATCAATTTCTAAATAAAGAAGAAAAAGGCTATTGGGAGTCTAGATATAAAGAAGATAGAATTAAATTAATCCCGAGAGTCCAATGGCAAGAAGAATTAGCTAATATAATATCTAATGTTCATTGCGGTGTGTTTCCAGCAAGATCAGAGGGTTGGAATTTAGAAATTTTAGAAATGATGGCAATGGGAAAACAAATAATTACAACGAATTATTCTGCTCATACTGAATTTTGTAACAATGAAAATTGTAATCTTATAGATATAGAACAGGAAGAATCTATTTATGATGGAAAATGGTTTATAGGAGATAACGGAACATGGGCATCCTTAGAAGGAAATGCTTATGAGCAATTAGTTAATGCATTTAAAACAGAGTATAATTCTTGGAAAGACAACCCTTTTAAAGTAAATCAACATGGAATAGAAACTTCCAAAGAATTGTCTTGGAAAAATTCTAGCGATAAAGTTAAAAAAATAATTTTTGGAGAATAATATATGAATCATCCAGATAATGACGCGAGACTAAAACAATTGAATGAAAGCATTAAAATGCTTAATAAATTAAAAAGAATAGATAGTGGTGCTAATGAATTTTCTAGAAAAGTTAGGGTAAAACTTCTTTCAGAAGAAGCTAAAATGCCAACCAGATCAAATTTATCTGATGCAGGATGGGATCTATATTCCACAGAAGATGTAGTTATTACTGGAGGTCAAAGAAAAATAGTTAAGACTGGAATATCGTTACAAATACCAGACGAATGGGTTGGTTTGATTTGGCCTAGATCTGGACTTTCTGTAAAAAAGGGTCTTGATGTACTAGCAGGAGTTGTTGACTCTGGGTATAGAGGCGAAATAATGGTATGCCTATACAACACAAATATGCAATTAAAATTATTTGCTGATGATGACGATCCAATCGTGACAATAAAAAAAGGAGATAGGATAGGTCAAATTTTATTTCAAAGAGTCCCAGACGTTCATTTAGTTGAGGTTGATTATCTTTCTGACAGCGATAGAGGTGAAAAAGGATTTGGGAGTTCTGGAAAATAATGAAAATTTCAAATGATGTAAAATTAGATTTTGATGATATCTTGTTGGTTCCTAGCAGAAGTCCTAATGCCTCTAGAAAAGATGTAAAACTCGATAGAACATATAAATTTTTTCATTCAAACAAAGAATGGAATGGCTTGCCAATTATGGCGGCGAATATGGATACTACTGGAACTTTTGCAATGGGTTCCCAGTTGTTGAATTTTAATGCAATAACCTGTTTGCATAAACATTATACTGCTGAAAAAATACTTTCTTTTTATGAATATTCTGATTGCTGTTCAAATGTTTGGATGAGTATAGGAATGAAAAAAGAAGATATAATTAAAGTTCATGAAGTAACTTGTAAGCTGGGATGGTGTCCAAATATTTGCATTGATATTGCCAACGGATATACAGAAAAATTTGTTGAATGGTGTTCAGATGTAAGAAATTTATTTGACTATGGTCCTAAACCGATTATTATGGCTGGAAATGTTTGTACTCCAGAAATGGTTTCGGAATTAATTCTACATGGAGGCGTTGATATTGTTAAAGTTGGAATTGGGCCGGGATCAGCCTGTACCACTAGACTAAAAACGGGTGTAGGATATCCTCAATTGTCTGCTATAATAGAGTGTAGTCATGCTGCTCATGGATTAAAGAGCGATGAAAAAAGGATGGGTTTGATATGTGCGGATGGAGGATGTAGGCTACCAGCAGATGTTTGCAAGGCTTTCGCGGCTAACGCTGACTTTGTTATGCTGGGAGGAATGCTGGCGGGAACAGACGAGTGTGAGGGCGAGTGGGAATACGCATTACGTGTAGAAGAAGAAGTCAAAGTTACAGGAGCTATGCGTACTGAAAAAGTTAAAAAGAACTTGCTCTTTTATGGCATGTCCTCAGAAAAAGCTCAAGACAAACATAATGGTGGTATGGCTAATTATAAAGCAAGCGAGGGGAGGGTTAAAAAAATTGCATATAAAGGACCAGTTAAAAATATAATGAATGAAATATGTGGTGGACTTAGAAGTTGTTGCGCCTACCTTGGAGCAACATCGCTAAAAGATTTGTCAAAATGCTCTAAAGCAGTTATGGTAAATCGTACTCATTTTGATGGTTCAATTTAAATGAAAAATATTATTAATAGAATCTTTAATATATCTTTGCTTAAAGATAAAGATTCAAATATAGATATTGAAAAACAACCTTCCTACAAAAGCGGCGAAATATCAATAAAATTTAATGGAGAAGATGGTAACTTTATCATTGAATCTAATATAAAAGATCTTTCTGATAAATCTGCGGAAATTTTATCTCTTATTATTCTACATATGAGAGAAGGAAATTTAAATTATTTTTTATCAAACTCTATCGAAGAATGGGCTGGAGAAGATGAAGAAAAACTTATTTATACTCAAAAAGTTGCTTTAAATTTAGAAAATTTAAATGAAATTTCTAAAGAAAATCAAAATATAGTGGCTGTGAGTGCTTCTAAAGTTTTTAACTTTAAAGACATGCAATAAAAATTTTAGTGTATTTATATTAGTAATAACTTATTATTAAATTAAAATTGGAGACAGTCTCATGGCAAAAAACGATTTTTCTTCATTGCCAGAACCTAATACATATGATGTGTATTGGCATGTATGGACAGATGTGTATAATAATGAAGAAGTAGAAAAAGTAAAAAATAGATATATGGAGACTGTTGAAGAATTAAAAGAAGAAGAATATTCAGATGAAGAATTTATTGAAAATTTTTATGAACAACCATACAAAACAATAATGACGCCTTTTGGAATATTGCCTTTAACAGAACAGTCTTTAGCAAGCAATCATTTTAAATTATGGGTGGGACATTGTAATTTTAAATTACTACAGTCGCATTATGAAATAATAGAAAATTGTAGAGGTGTAGAATCTATTGATATATTAACGCCTTACAGATTTAGATTAGGAATTGGAATGATGTTTGAAGACAGAGAAGTAATGAACGATGTAAAAAAAGCTTTAATAGATTCTGTTTCAGATAACAGGTAATAAAAATGAACCAAAGAGACATAATAAGTGAAATACACATTTATGGAATTGATGTTAAGCAAAGAGAAATTTACTTAAATGAATTTGATGATTCTGGTGAGTCTGGAGGTGTAGACCATAGAATGCTTCAAAATTTTGTTAAGAATATTAATTTTCTTAAAAATCAAAACAAAGAACCAATAACGATACATCTACAAACAGTTGGTGGTTGTTGGTACTCTGGTATGGGAATTTACGATGCAATTAAAAATTGTAAGTGCAAAACTACTATAATTGGTTATTCTCAAGTTTGTTCTATGGGTACAGTAATTATGCAAGCTGCTAATAAAAGACTTTTAACTCCAAATGCTGCATTTATGGTTCATTGGGGGAACAGTGATATAAGTGGTCATTATCTAAGCTCTTTAAATTTAGCATCCTTTGAGAAAAATCTTGGGTCAAGAATGATAAATATTTATTCAGAAAAATGCCAAAAGGGAAACTTCTTTAAAGAAAAACAATATACTTTATCTAAAGTAAAAGCATATATAAAAAGAAAAATGTCCTGTGGTGATTGGTATATGAATGCAGAAGATGCTATAGATTATGGCTTTATTGATGGTGTTTTAAAATAATGTATGTTGAATACTGCATATACAATAAGAATATACAAGACTATAGCAAAGAACTTTCTTATGTTTTTAAGGCTATTGATAATGATATTAATGGTATATGTATACCTATACATATGTATCATGAAATTAAAAATTTTATACCAGAAGGAGTCGTTTGTTCTGTCCCAATTGATTATCCTTCTGGATACTCATCAACAAAAACAAAAAACCACTCTATACTGAATGCAGTCAAAGGGGGTATAAAATCTATTGATTTTGTTATGAATAATTATCTTTTTCAATCAAAGCATAAAGAATTAGAAAAAGAACTAAAATCAGCAATAAATATATGTAGAGATTATAATACAACTTTAAGAGTATTTATAGATAATACACTAAGTAAAGATTTAATTGGAACTGCAAAATATTTAAAAAGCTTAGGAGTTGAATTTTGTTATCCGACTATTGGATATCATCACGATAATTTCGTAGATACCTTAATAAATTGCAAGTTAATTGAAAAAGAAGTTAATATTAACACTATTTTTAATGGTTATTTTTGGACAGAACAGCAGACCAATATCATAAAAAGAAGTAATATATTTGGTATTAGAATATATAATATTGACTTTTGGTGTAAATATAATTATTAGGGATAGGACTTTTATTTGTTGGATATTTAGGAATTTAAAATCAATTTGATAAAGGGTTTTATTATGTCAAATTGGAATATTTCAACTGGCGCAGATGATGTGTTGGTTAATGGTTTGCCGTCTAGCGGCAATAATGATCTTGGAACAATTAGGGCGGCTGGTACAGTTGCAGACCCGAGATTTATTTCAGACGCTGTTAATTTAGGTACTTCAACTTATATTACTGTTGTTTCTGGTCTTTCAGATGTTGACTCTCCACTTGCTGGCGGTGCTTTTAATGGTGGTGATCAAGTTATTGTAAGAGTAACTAACGATCTTGCTGGTGTTAGTAATAATGTATTACTTGCAGGCGCTTCTAATTCAGCAAATGCAGGACAGTCTATTAACCAAGTGCAAAATATTAGTACTTTCTATTATAAGACTGCTGTTAGAACAGGTGGTTGGAATGAATACTCAGGGGTATTTAGTCCTGCTGTTACTGTAGGCAATGCGGGCGGATGGGATATCTCACTTACTGGGGATACATCAGCAACGCTTGCTACTTCTGGAACGGACAATGCAGCTAATCCATCACAGGCTATTCCAGGCGAATTAGTCTATAGAGATGGTAGCCCAGATCCGGTTCAGGATGAGTATAAAGCAAAAACCAACTGGTAATCAATTCTCTTATAGCAATAATAGGAGATGAGATATTATGCTAGACGACAGCTTTTTAGATACTATTAAAATACTACTAGAAATTGCTGCGCTTCTTTTTTTGCCTGTAATAGTATGGTTATTAAAAACAGTGGTTCATCATAATAAGCAGCTTACTATTTTAGAAGAAAAGGTTAACGCTGAAATAAACAGAAGATTGGATGTTATGGAAAGAAAATTAGATACTTTTGATAACAAAATAGAGCATAAAATTGATAGATTAGAATCAAACTTGAATTCTAAAATTGATATTATGACAAGCGTTGTAACTACATTAACAAACACTATGGGTAATAGTAAAAAAGAAAAAGAAAAATAATTTTTCTTATAATTTAGCTAATGGCGAGGTACAATTAATAGTTGCACCTCGCTTTTTTTGTGGAGATATAAATGAAAAATAAATCAAAAGGCTTTACATATACAACTACAATAGATTATGATGTTGCAGATATGTATGCTTCTTCTAAATGTAAAAAATGTTTAGGTAGAGGAATAAATAAAGTATATACAAGTTTAAATGGTACAATTAGAAAAAATGAAAATTTAATTGAAAGTGCTACATATTGTGAATGCGTTCACAAGAACGTAAAAAAATACGGATAATAAAATTTAAATAATCTATTACAAATTTCAAGGTGTATAATAATAATGGTCGAGAAATTAAGCTTAGTTGTAAATTTACATTAGGTTAAAGCAGCACATCTCGACTAAATATATATAAATTAAATATTAGAAGTAAAAATTTACTAAATAATTATTAACTCAATATTAAAAAATTATGAATTGCTTGTATATTTAATTAACCCCATGTGTTGCTTTTTACAAAACAATTACGACCCATTTCGCAAAAACGGAATGGGTCTTTAATTTTATGTGCAATAGGAGTAGGATTTTAATGTCAAGATTTACAAATTCATTTTCAGAAGAAACGTGGTATCAAAAATATAAATTTGGAAATGATAGCAGTGTTGAGGATACTTGGAAAAGAGTAGCAAAAGATTTAGCATCTGTTGAAGAAGATAAAGAAAAGTACGAAAAAAGATTTTATGAAATATTAGAAGATTTTAAATTTGTTCCTGGCGGAAGAATTACAAGCAACGCTGGTACTGGATTAAAAGGAACGACTTATATTAACTGCTTTGTTGATGGATTTGAAGGGGCAGATCTGGATTCTATCGAAGGTATTTATTCTACCTTAACCAAACAAGCGCAAATTTTAAAAAGCGAAGGAGGCTATGGTTTTTGTGCAGATGTAATGCGTCCTTGTGGTTCGCACATTGGAGGTATTGCAAATCAATCTCCCGGTTCTGTAAAGTTCTTAGAACTCTGGGATAAATCATCTGAAATCATAACAGCAGGCTCTAGCAAAAAATCCAGAAAAGACCAGAAGAATTTCATTCGTAAAGGCGCTCAAATGGTAACTATGTCTTGTTGGCATCCAGACATAGAAGAATATATTGAAGCAAAGAAAACTCCCGGTCGCCTATCTAAATTTAATATGTCTGTTTTATGCACAGATGATTTTATGGAAGCTGTTAAAAACGACAAAGCATGGCATTTATGGTTTCCAAACTACGAGGATTATCCAAAGCTTTATAAGAAAGAATGGGATGGCGATCTTAAAAGATGGTGTGAAGTAGCAGAAGCTAGTGATGAAAGCGACAGATCTCCATGTATGCCGTACAAAACCTTTGATTCCGCAAGAGAGTTGTGGAATCTAATTATGGATAATACTTACAATAGAAATGAGCCAGGAGTTCTTTTTATTGACAATATGAACAAGATGAATAATCTACATTATTGTGAAAATATTAATGCTACAAACCCATGTGGTGAACAAGTATTACCTATTGGTGGTGTTTGTTTGCTAGGGTCTGTAAATTTAGTACATTTTATTGATGCAGAAAATAAAGACTGGAAATATGATGAATTACAAACATGTATTCATACTGCCGTAAGATTTATGGATAATGTTAATGATAAAACAAATGTACCTCTAAAATCCCAAAAGAAAAACCTAGTTGATAAAAGAAGAATAGGTCTTGGTGTTATGGGTTACGGGTCAGCATTATTGATGGCTAGAGTTAAGTACGGTAGTAAAAAAGCGTTAGAAATGACAGAAAATCTTATGAGGTTTTTTACAAATGAAGCGTATAAAGCTTCTGCATTTTTAGCTAAAGAAAAAGGAGCTTTCCAATTATTTGACAAAGAAAAATATCTTAGTGGAGAATTTGTTAAGAACTTAAATGTTGATACAATTGGACTAATAAAAAAATATGGAATAAGAAATTCACACGTTACTTCTATTCAGCCAACTGGAAATAGTTCTTGCTATGCAAATTTAGTTAGTGGGGGTCTTGAGCCGCTATTCATGCATGGATACTTTAGAACATCTATTCAACCATCAGTTCCAGATAATATGTGGTTGCCAATAAATATTAATTGGGAAAATAAAAAATATGATGTGAAAGCACCATCTTTAGAAAATTGGGATGGAAAGTCAAAAGATTCAAATTGGAAATGGGTAAAAGAGGGCGACGAAAACCTTTTGGCAACTGAGTTTGAGGGAAAGGTATGGAAATTTGATAGAACAAGAGGTCTTTTAAAAGAAGAATGGATAGAAGATTATGGTGTATCTTATTTAAGGGAGAATCAAAAATGGGTCGAAGATGCTAGTTGGGCATCATGTACTATGGATCTTGATGTTGATTCACATGTAAATACAATGTCAATATTTGCCAAATGGGTTGATTCTGCTATTTCTAAAACAATCAATCTTCCAAATGATTATCCATATGAAGATTTTAAGCAAGTATACAATAAGGCTTGGCAAAAAGGAATAAAAGGGTTTACCACTTATAGAGCAGGAACAATGACTGCTGTTCTTTCTGCTAATTCTTCTATTGACAATAAAGAAGATAAACTTCCAGAAGAAAGACCTAAAGAATTGTCTTGTGATGTTTATCATATTAAAGTTAAAGGTGAAGAATACTTTGTACTGGTAGGACTTTGTGAGAATAAAGTATATGAAGTATTTGCTGGAAAAAATGGATTCATTGATAAAAAAGTAAAAGGCGGAACAATTATAAAGCTAGGTCGTCCAAAAGGTGTGTATAAAGCAATTTTAGAAGACGGTCTTGAGCTTTCTCCAATAAATCAAACTTGTAGTGAAGAAGAAGACGCTTTAACTAGAATGACTTCTACTGCACTCAGAAGTGGTGCTGATATTCAAATGATCGTTCAGCAATTAGAAAAAGTAAAAGGAGATATGAATTCTTTTGCAAAAAGTATGGCAAGGGCATTAAAAAAATATATACCAGACGGATCAGAAGAAGAAGGATATTGCCCAGAATGTGAACAAGATTCACTAATTAGACAGGAAGGCTGTGTTACTTGTACAAAATGTGGTTGGTCTAAATGTTAAATAGGTATTAATATTATGGTTAGTAAAAACAAATTTAAAGATACTAAGGAATTAGTAGATGCATATGAAAATGGATTTGTTGGTGCAGAATGCGATCCAGAAGAAACAAAAAATTTATTAGCAGAATTAAAATCACCTTTGTTTGGTGCTGCTGCTTGGGAATTAGATCGTTCTGGAGAGGGCCAGCTTAGTCTTCCTTTTAAGTCTTTATTAAAATTTGATAAAGGTTTTGGTCCAGCGGAAAGGCAAACTACAGGAGACTGTGTAAGCCATGCAACTCGTAATGCTATTGATATTACAAGAGCAGTAGAAATTGATATCAAAGGACAAGCAGAAAGCTTTGAGGCTAGAGGTGCTACAGAAGCTATATATCAATCTAGAAGTCATATGGGGCAAGGAATGACCTGTTCTGGTGCTGCTAAATATGTAAATCAATATGGCGGTGTTTTGATAAGAAAAGATTATGGAGAGGTTGATTTATCAGAATATAATTCATCTTTAGGAGCAAGAAAAAGAATTCCTGATGAAATTTATAAAACAGAAGCAAAAAAACATCAAGTTAAAACAATCTCTCTAGTTAGTACGGTAGAAGAAGCTAGAGATGCCTTAGCTAATGGATATGCTTTATCTTGTTGTAGTATGGTTGGATTTTCATCTTCTAGAGATAAAAATGGAATATCAGCAAGAAAAGGTTCCTGGGCGCACGCGATGGCATGGATCGCTTGCGATGATACAAGAAAGATATATGATGAAACTTTATTTTTAATTCAAAACAGTTGGGGTAAATGGAATGGTGGACCCAAAAGACATGGGCAACCTGACGGAAGTTTTTGGGTTAGAGAAAAAGACGCCAGGGCTATTTTAAATGCTAGAGGATCTTTTGTATTTAGCGATGTAGATGGTTTCCCTGCTAAACAACTTCCTGATTATGGTTTAGGAGATTGGTCATGAATTTAAATTTTAAATTAATTTTAGGATTATTATTGCTTGGATTAGCTATATTCCTATCTTTCAATAAAGAAGATAATCCTATGCCAGACAAACTACAAAAACCTAGCGAAGAAATAATCAAATTAGTTTCTTCCTTATACGAAATAGATAATAGAGATTCTGCTGAATATGCAGGAATGTTTTATGCTATGTGGCAAGAGTATGAAAAATTAGATATAAAAACCAATTTACAACTGCAATACTATCTAAAATATTTGGGTGACGAAGTTCTTGAAGGAGAAAACACTGGTAAATATCCAGAATGGTCAGTTTCTGCTTCTGGAATTTTGTCTAATGTTGTTGGAAAGCAAGACGAAAATGAACCAATAACAGATGAAGAAAGAAAAAATTTAAAAGATTTATTTTATGGTTTTGCATGGAAAATGTATAATCCAGAGTATGATTTAGTGTTTGAAGAATATAAAGAAAAAACATTAAAGGCAATTAAAGATTATAATAATGACGAAGAAGATGATCCTGTTCCTCCAAATCCAGTCGAAGATTGCATATGTGAGGGTAAAGGCTATGTTATACATGGTGACGGACACAGAAGCCCATGTCCATGCGTAGAGTCAGGACAAGAATGTAGCCATAACCCCAAGTGCGGATATTCTGAACCAATTAAAAGCGAGCCGGTTTATACTGAACGAATTTATATTCAAAATCAAAGCGGTTCCTGTTCTTCTGGTAATTGTATACCTGCAAGAAGAAGTATTTTCAGCAGAATTTTTGGTAGGTAGGAAAATGAATTTAGAAGATTTTAGTTTCTTAGTTTCTAAAAAAACTGCATCTAATGCAAAAAAAGAGAATTATTCATTAGATATTTTAACTATTATAACTGTAACAAATATAATAATAAAAATAATCAAAATATTATATGTGATTTATGGCTCTACCAATGCGACAGCATCAGCATTAAATAAAATGGGGCCGATTACAAGATTTGTTTTGCGAAGATCTGTTAAAAAGAATGTAAAAGGAAAAAAAGAAAGAGAGTACTTACTTAATTCTTTACAAACATGTTTCAAAGAAACGAGCGAAGAAGATATTTTTATTTTAGTAAATGAACAAATTGGAGAAAAAAATGAGTAAATTTTTATCATTGTTAAAATCTAGACGATTTTGGGCTGCTGCTGTAGGCTTGGTTGCTGTTGTAGCATCAGAAGCTTTTGGAATATCATTAGATACAGAACAATTACTTGGTATTGTTAGTATTGTAATAGCATGGATTGTCGGTGACACAGTTAGAGAAACAGTATAATGAATGAAATTATTGACTATATTAGAGCTTTAGATCCAATAATAGCTTTTTTAATTGCTGGCGGATTATTCTTGGTAGCGCCTTCATTAAAACCGTTGTTGGAAAATGGAGTTGGTTTATTTAAACAGTTTTTTAAAAAAGAAAAACCTGTTGTTCCTCCCGCAGTTGTAGAAGATCCTTCAATATTAGATTTAGTAAAAGAATGGGAAGAATTTTATACATTGTGTGAAAAAGCAGGATTAGAAAATGCTTGTGAAAAATTAGATGAAGTTTGGCATTTATTAAAAAAAAATGAATAAAGAAGAATATGGAAATTCTTGGATTTCGGATATAATTGTTGAAAAAGTTTTAGAAAACATCAATATGTCAAGAGAAACTTTAGATAAAATTATCCCAATAGTTTCTTCTATAGCAGATTCAATTGAATTTTCTGAGGGAGAAAAAGGATGCTCAATTAAATTTAAAAAAGATATTTCAATTTACATAGACAAATAACATACGCGCCCAACCTCTCATTTACTTAGGTAGATTGACGTTGATAAAGGGCGCGTTTTTTTATGGACACAATATGTACGAATATAAAAAATGTGATAATTGTAATAGAATGTTAAAAAATAGCGATAAGGTTACAGTTATAATACCTGATGTAGAAGTTGAAGGAAGGTATAGAAAAGACCAAGAAGGTTTTAGACTAAAGCTTTCAAAAGATGGAATTGAAATAAGAACAGCAAAAATCTATTGTAAAAAATGCTTAGATATAAAAAAATATTTTTTAAATAAACAAGAGGAAGAATGATGCCAGAGTATAGTTTTAGGTGTGATAAATGCGATGAAACATTTGAAAGATTCTTTCATGTGACAGAGTATGAATCGGAATTAAAAAAATCAAAATGTCCGTCTTGCAAAAGTAAGAAAATTCATAGAGATTTTTTAGCAGATAATATAACTCCTAACTACATTAAAGGGGTTCATGAAGCAACAACATTAGGAGAACTAGCAGATAAGCGAAGTAAAAAATTAGGAAGTCGAACTGTAGAAAGTATGAAACAAAATTTTAAAACAAAGACAAAGAATACTCTTGAAGACAAGCTTCCAGAAGGAATGACTATGAGTGGTTATGAAAATTCACCAAGACTGTCAAAGAAAGAAATTGATAAAAAAAGGAAAAATAAATGAGTGAGTTTAAAATTAATAAAGATAATAATAAAGTTAAAGATATTACTGTAAAAGCTTATACGTTTTGGGGTATGCATGAGACAGAAGATGAATCAGGATTTCCTTTGCTTGAATTAGAAGAAGATGATGATCTAGATATTTTTATGATTCATAATGTATTTGCGGCGGAACTTGCAAGGGGAAAGAAAATAACATACTATGTTAAAAGAGGAAAGTACGGAAAACTTTATGATCCTATTGGGATGTATAGTGAAGGAAGACAAAAATCTCAAATGAGACATGCCGGAAAACCTGAATGGGTATTAAAACCCACTACTAAAAAAGTCTTTGATCTATATAGAAATTATTTAAAAACCAAAAATTCAGCATGGCTTAATAACGCAGAAAGGGAAGTGGAATGAGTAAAGGAAATAAAATTTCAGATGTGGAAATTTACTGTATTGAAAAGATGGTTATGGAAGGAAAATCTGTTGATGAAATATCTGAATTTCTAAAAAGAGATTCTAGAACAATAAAGAAATATTCTGATAATCTTGAAGTCCCAGAAGTTGAAAAAGAAGAAAAAAGATTTGCAAAATCAGATAAAAATAGCACACATTTTGTTCATGAGACTGAGGGTAAGAAAAATAAAGGTGTCACTATCATGACTCCAAATGAATCTGCAAGATCAGATGAAATGCGTTCTCTCAGATTATCTAAAGATGTAAAAAAGAATATTCATACTATTTCAGAAAATGAGTAAAAAACAAACTAAAAAAAGTAAGTACCCCTCTAGGTATTCTCCAGAAAAGTTTGTACACGCCGCTCAGTATATTACAGAAGTAATCTGTGAAAAGAAAGCACAAGTTGATAAAAAAGAACTCCCAATAAAATTTTGGGAGTTAGACGAATGGCGTAAATTCTATAAATATCAAATAACTTTAGCTAATAAGTTATTGAAAAAATATGGAGAGCATTCTATAATAGCAGCATTAAAAGATAAAAGGATGTGGAGAACTTATTCTTTAAGAAATCCATTTCTTGAAAATGTTGTTAAAGAATATAAAGCAAAGGAAGATATCGCTAGAGAGATTGCAAAAAAGATAGAGTATGATTTCTCAGAGAAAGAGACATACGAAAGTAGTAATAAGAAAAAATCTATCATTTCAAAATTAGAGGATCTTGAATGACAAAAACAGATATTATTAAGGAATATGGAGATGTTCTTCTGGATGCATCGCATATCGTTGAAAACCCTCCACCAATCATTTCTGTTAGCCCTAAGATTGATATTGCATTAGGAGGTGGCGTACCAGAAGGTTGCCTTTTTATCATGACAGGTCCAGAGAAGATTGGTAAGACTGTACATGCATTACAGTTTTGCAGAAACGCTCAAAAAATTCAAACAGAAAACAACAAAGATAGAAATATCTATTATGGAAATATTGAAGGCAGACTAAAAAAACGAGACTTGGAAGGAATAGCCAATCTGGATTATTCTAGTGATAACTTCAAAGTAGTAGGATCGACCAAAGGGAATATTCTTTCCGGTGAAAAGTATCTAGGCATTTTTGATAATATTATCCATAATGAGCCACATGCAGTATGTGTAATTGATTCATTCTCTGCATTAGCAGCGGAAGCAGAACTGATTGGAGACATTACAGATACTCAGGTTGCTGCAATGAATCGCTATCTAAGTAAGTTCACCAGAAGATTTGCAAATGTTCTTCCAATCAACAGAGTTACACTTGTTGGTATTACTCATCTGATGGCGAACATCCAAAAGTTTGGAGCAGGTAAGAGTAAGGTAGAAAAATCAGGAAATGCATTGAAATATGCACAGGATGTAAAACTGTGGGCTACTCATAAACAACCTCTCATGCAGGGAGAAACGCAGATAGGACAAAAGGTAAACTGGATTGTAGAAAACTCCGCTATTGGCGCACCGGGACAAAAAGTTACGAGTATTATTAAATATGGAAGGGGTATTTGGAATGAATACGAACTTGCAGAACTGGCTAAAGACTTTGGTGTTGTTGAGGGTAAGACTTGGATAACACTTCCAAATGGAGAGAAAGTTCAGGGAATGTCTAACTTTGCGACATACTTAGAAGAAAACCCTTCATATTATGAAGATTTGAGACAGCAGGTTTTTGAAATGATAGGTATGGGATGAGAGTAAAAGACTTACATGGCAATACTTCTAACTGGAAATTAAAAGGAGAGATAGTTAGTGCTTCTGACAGTAAAAGAAGATCAAAACTTCATGTGATGGCAAGAACAATACTATACGATCTTTTTCCTACTATTCAGATTTTAGAAGAAGTGCCAATTAATGCAAGACCGGGAAAGACACAGTTCTTAGACTTCTATATCAATAAGATCAAACTTGCAGTTGAAGTACATGGTCAGCAGCATTATAAATTTAACAGCATGTTTCATGCTTCTGCACAAGACTTCTTAAATCAAAAGAAGCTAGATGCAGATAAAAGAGAATGGTGTTTATACAACAATATAACACTTATAGAACTACCTTACAATGAAAAGGAAGAAGAATGGCGGAACAGGATAATTCACCGTTAGGAAGAATGAAAAGACTTGATGAAATTTTAGATGAATATGAATCTTCAATAGGTATTTCTAAATTTAAAGAACAGGCTATGGATGAAGAAGTTAAAAAATATTTATCTATGGACAGAAATCAAATAGAAAAATTAACTGTCCAAGAATGTGGTGAAGCAGCATTAATGCTTGGTGGACTTTCTTTTCATATTCAAAGATGTTATAATAGAGAGATATCTAGAGTTAATTGGGCAGACAATTTACTTAAAAAAACAATAGCTGGTGAAGAACAACAGTATAGAGGGTCTTGGGAAAGCCAATATAATCAAGCTATTAAAAATAATGATTATGCAAATGATTTATTAAAATTAAAAAGCTACGCTCAACAAAGAGCAGACAGATTAACATATATCGCATCTTCTGCAAAAAATATGAGCGATCTTTATAAGAACTTACAAATGGCAAAGGCTATGAAATGAATAAAAAAGAATTGATTGCTAAAATATTAGAAAAATTAAGCGAAGAAGAATTAAAACAATTAATTGGAGAAGAAGAAGAAAAAGAACAACACACTCATGTAATAAAAAGAAGGGGTTCAGGCTATAACAAAAAGAAGAAGAAGAAATCTAAAAATAATCAAACTCAAACAGTTAAACAAAATAAGTACTCAAAAAAAACACCTATGGAAATAGGCAACAGAAAAAACAAGTTTGAAGATTTTATGGAAAATATTTCTCTTGATCCTACAGAACAAAAAGAACTTGCAAAAGCCTCTAAAGATGATGAAATTTCAAGAAAAAACACAAAACCCAAAAGAAAAACTAAAAGACCAAGTACACTTATAGATATAGCCTGTAGCGTATGCAGAAAAGATTTTAATGTTTCTAGAAATCTAGTATCGAGTGTAGAAAGATGGAAATGCAATTCTTGTTGCTGTCAAGGGAGATAAATTAATGATTTTGTCAGATCCTGCTGCGGAACGTGCAGTTCTAGCTGGCGTGTGTAAATATGGCACAGAAGCTTACTATGACGTAGCAGACATAATAAATGAAAATACATTTACTGTTGATTCTAATTCTGTTATTTATTCATGTGTAAAAAGATTAATAGAGCAAGACGATACAAGAGTTATAGATGTTGCATCTGTTCTTTCGTCTGCTAAAGAAATAGGTCTTGATACATTCTTTACAAATAATAACGAGCTATCTCATTTAGGCGCTGTTTTAAAGTTTCCTGTTGCGTTTCAAAATATAAGAAAGTTTGGCGCAAAAATAAGAAAGCTTCAAATAGCTAGAATGATGTATGATCAGCTTGAAGAAACTAAAGAAAAGTATCTTGATATTAAAGGTGATGAGCCTATCTCTCATATTCTTGGAATGGCAGAAGAATCAATCTTTGATTTCACTTCTCTGCTAAACGACCAAGACGATGCTCCAGAGCTTTTGTTCGGAGACTTAGACGAATATCTAATTGACAGGGCTGAGAATAGGGTAGATCAGATTGGAATCCCAACTGGTTTCAATAAATATGATTTTGCAATCGGTGGAGGTCTTAGAAAAGGGACTGTTAATGTTATTGGAGCTAGAACAAAGGTTGGTAAAAGTCTTATTGGATTAAACATGGGATTCGATATTGCTAAACGTGGAGTTCCTGTTTTATATCTTGATACTGAAATGACTAAAAAAGACCAGCAGAATAGAGGTGGTGCAATGTCATCATTCAATAATCATGCTAAATCTAGTATCAATGAAATTGAAACAGGTAAATTTGCAGACAACCCATTTCAGAAAAATTCTATATTAGAATTAGCAAAAGAGTTAAAGAACATTCCCTTCTACCATAAAAATATTGGAGGCAGGGCATTTGAAGATCAAGTCTCTATCATGAGAAGGTGGCTTGCAAAAACAGTTGGTTTGAATGCAGAAGGAAAAGCAAATGATTGTGTCATTGTATACGATTATCTGAAACTTATGGAAGCTTCTGAGTTAGCTAAGACAGACCTAAAAGAATTTCAGCTTCTGGGGTTCATGATGACCTCGCTACATAACTTTGCTTTAAGATATGAGATTCCTATCCTCTCTTTTATTCAATTGAATAGAGATGGTATTACAAAGGAATCTACAGACGCAGCAAGTGGCTCAGATAGGATCATGTGGCTATGTTCTAATTTTACTATTTATAAAGAAAAGTCAGATGAGGAAATAGCTCAAGATGGAATATCTAACGGTAATAGAAAACTTGTTCCTATTATTTCTAGACATGGAGAAGGCTTGTCTGGAGGTGACTACATTAACGTAATGATGCAAGGAGCTTACGCTAAATTAATAGAAGGTCCAACTGCACAAGAATTAGCCAACAGTAGAATCGAAGACGAAGTAAACGATGAAGAAGATATCGCATTTTAAATATAAAGACCAAGGAAAGTTAAATCAATTAACTGATATAGTTGTAGATAATATTGAAGATATTTACGAATATTTTGAAGCTGAATATCATAAAGGGCAAAAAGTATATTTTTCAAATTGTTTTATACATGGAGGTGATAATAAAACTGCTTTAAATTTATATTATGATGCAGACTATAGAGTGCATTTTAAATGCAGAACTCATGGTTGCGAAAAACATTTTGGAACTTCTCTTATTAGCATGATAAGAGGTGCGCTTTCTAATGTAAAATACGGATGGAAAGTACCAGGGGATAAAACTGTTAGCTTTGATGAGACAATTGAATTTCTATTAGATAGATACAAATTAGATTTTGGACAAATAAAAGGGCAATCTTTAAATGTAGGAAATCATGAATTTTGCAAAGTCGTAAATAGTTTATCTAAAAACAAATTAAGTGGAACTATTGATAGAGAGTTTTATAGAAAGCGAGTTGAAATACCTTCAAAATATTTTCTTAATAGAGGATATACTATCGAAGTGTTAGACGACTATGACGTTGGAAATTGTAAAACTTATGGTAAAGAATTTTTTAACAGGGCAGTAGTTCCAATTTATGATGATGATGGCGAGATGATAGTAGGATTTACTGCTAGAAGCATTTTTGACCAATGTAAAGAGTGCAAGTCTTATCACGACCCAAATAAACAATGTTATCATTTTCCAAAATGGAGACATTCTAAAGGATTTCAAAAAGAGAAGTCATTATACAATTTTTGGAAAGCAAAAGACCACATATTAGAATCTGGAGTAATTGTTATAGTTGAATCGCCAGGGAATGTTTGGAGGCTAGAAGAAGCAGGTATACACAATTCTGTAGCTCTATTTGGAACAGTTTTAAACAGCCCCCAAAAACAATTAATAGACGAATCTGGAGCATTGTCTATTATAATTATAATGGATAATGATGAAAATGAAGCTGGTCAAAAAGCGGCTCAAAAAATCAAAGAGCAATGTGAAAAATCATATCGTGTTTATACATTAGATATAAATAAACAGGATGTTGGAGAAATGAATACTAACGAAATAACCGAAGATATTAGACCTTGGATTAATAAGGCAAAGGAGATTTATAAATGACACAATTAATTGGTTTTGCAGGAAAAAAGCAAAGCGGAAAAGATACTTGCTGTAATTTTGTCTTGATGTTAAAACTGATAGAAAATGGTGTCTGTAAAAAGGCAAGACTAAATGATAAGGGTATCATAGAAGTTTCAGATGTTTTTGGAGAAAACAATGGCAAAAAATGGATGGAATTTAAACAGCCAGATGTAAATGCTGCTGCTGTAATGAATAATTTTAGCGATGTAAAAATTTATTCTTTGGCAGGAGAACTTAAAAGAATATGTATAGATGTTTTTGGAATTAAACATTCTCAGGTATATGGAACAGATGAGCAAAAGAACCAAAAGGTTGAACATCTAAGATGGGAAAATATGCCTGGAAATAAATCTAAAACAGGAGCAATGACTGCTCGCGAATTTATGCAATATCTTGGTACAGATATTATGCGTAAAATGTATAAAGATGTATGGATTAATTCTTTAATGAAAAAAATAGAAGAAGACAATCCAAAGATAGCCTTGATCTCAGATGTAAGATTTGATAATGAAATTAAAAAGATAAAAGATGAACTTGGGATTGTTATTGGTTTAAAAAGAGATATTTATAAATCAAAAGACAAACATGCTAGTGAAAAGATTAAATTCAATCTATGTAGCAAAATAATCAACAATAGTAAAATGGATATCCCCGAGCAAAATAAAGCTGTTTATGAAGCATTAACTTCATTA